CTCTGGTAAATCTTTAATGCTATCTAAAAAATCGTCTTTTAATACTGGTTCCATAATACAAATTAAATACTTTATTGGAACGATTGGTAAACACAGAAATCCTTATTGGCAAGTTTAAAAACCAGTTAGGTAAAATCGGAGGTTGTGTTGGTTGTGGATAATTATTTGAAGGGATTTATTTATTAGAAGGAATTTTATTAACAGAATATTTATTGTAACTTTCTAAAAAAGACATTTTTCTTGGAGCTGCTAATTTAATATCTTTTGGATCAACACTCATACCAAATTTAAAAGGTATTTTAGTTTCTGGGTGTAATATATTTAATTTAAAATTTGTTTTAGATTTGTCTCTTTCAATTATACCAATAACATCCCTATAGCCTTTTTTTTTATCTTTAACATTTGATTCAATATAACAAGTTTTATTAATAGCATACTCACTAAAACCATTATAAACATCATCTGTACTCTCTCTCTCAAATAAATGAATTTCTTTATGATCTTCTCCACCTGGATTATAAAATTGAACAGCTTTTGTTTGTGGTGTGTAAAAACCACCAGGTATAATAATTTTTCTATAACTTTTTTTTGGTAAATTCTTAACTACATAATCTTCAGTATAAGAATGAAGTTCTATAGTATCTAATTTTTTAGCGGGGAATAATATATCAGCTGGATTGCATTGCAAAATTTTAGCGATTTCTATTGCTTGCTCAACACTAACTTTTCTTTCGCCTTTAAGCCATCTGTGAGTAGTAACTGGAGAAACTTTTAATTTGTAAGCTAGCTCTTGGGTATCTATACCAACTTCTTCCATTTTTTGTTTTAAGAACATATCTGCTTCATTACCCTTTAAATTTTGATTCGAAATATCAATAACTTTTACCATGGTGGCAATGAAACACAATGAGTTGGTTATGTCAATAGTGTTACAGCAATAATTACAGTAAATTGCAACTCTGGTTATATGTTGACAACTTCGGTAATCGGCTCTTGCCAACAAGGTTTCGTTTCCATAATGACAATGAATGCAATTAGAAAAATTCAGAACTACAAAAGGTTTATCATACAAAAAATTAGCTGATTTAATAGGTGTAGTAGGTGTCTCGCCAGCAACCACTATATTTAGGTGGTGCAAGGGGTCAAGGATGCCTGGCAGAAATTGGATCAAAATCATTAAAGAGAAAACAAAAGGCAAAGTTTTGCCAGCTAGTTTTTATGAATAAAAATCGACAGAAATTAACTGGCACTATAAATAATTATCCATTAGTCGAAGTGCGTTGGTTGGATGCGGTTGGCGATAGTGGTTGGATGCAGCTTGATAAAGCAATGGCATCAAAACCCGCTGCACCAGTTTCGCTAGGTTACAAATTACTTCACACCAAAGAAAAAATAATAATCTTTACTGATTACATTATTGATGACGAAGATGGATCTCTTACAGTTGGGAACGTCACAACTATTCCCGCAGCTTGGGTGCAAGAAGTAACGGAGATAACTTTTAAATGAAAAAATCAAACGCACTTGCTTATGTTGGTTTTAATCAAAAAAATAATAGAGTTAAAAATGACTTTTATCCTACTCCATTTGAAGCGACTCAATCATTATTAGATAGACAAAAATTTGATGGTGAAATTTGGGAGTGTGCTTGTGGTGATGGTTCTATGTCTAAAGTTTTAATTAAAAATGGTTATAATGTTTGCTCATCTGATTTAATTGATAGAGGATATGGTGAAGTTGGAATTGATTTTTTAAATTCAAATAAAAATGTTGATAATATAATTACAAACCCTCCATTTAATCTTTCTACAGAATTTACAATTAAGGCTCTTAATTTAGCAAATAATAGAGTTGCTATGCTAAATAAATTATCTTTTTTAGAAGGTATCAAAAGAAAAAATAAAGTTTTTACATTAAATAAATTAGAAAAAGTTTGGGTATTTTCTAAGAGAATTAAATTTGGAGGAAATGGCTTAATGGCTTTTGCATGGTTTATTTTTAATAAAAATTACAATGGCAAACCTGAGATTGATTGGATATGAAATATTTAATTTTAGTTTTATTTGCAGCTCTAATTTTATTACCTAAACATACTGCCAATCAAACTGTAACTTCATTCGAGCAATTTTGCGATGTCTATATGCAATGGGTTAATCGTTATCCGTTAGCGTTACATCCTGGGGAGTGCGTATGACAGAATTAACTCCAGAGCATTTTGAATTGATAGATAGAAACAAAGCTAAAAATTTTGAGAAAGAACAATTAAAAAAAGAGATAGATAGATTGTCTGAAGAAAACAGAAACATTAAATTAATTAATAATGGTTTAAAGCAAGAAATAGAAAAACTTAAAGATCCATTAAATGAATTAAGAAAAGATGGAGATCTCTAGTGGCCAGGGGAACTCTCAAAGGTAATTATTTTAATACTGGCGATCCGTATTCGGAGTGGTGCAGAGATAATCAAGTTTACTTAATTGATATTGATGCGTGTGGGATTTGCAAAGTTTGTAAGACACCATTGTATCTGGCCGAGACGTGCTTTGATCGGGGCCAGACTTGGAAAGCGACAACGACAACCGAAGCGTTAGCTAACTTATCTGGTTTACCTTCCTTCCTGGTTTTCTATCAAGCTAATGAAGATCGTAAAGTTATAAGTCTAAGAGTTACGCAGCTCACACCCACCAGAGGTAAAGAAACTTTAATGCTACCCGAGGGTTGGTTTCAAGTATTAGAATTATTACAAGAGCAACACAACACCAGTTGCGTAAAGAAAGATATTCAATGAGCTTGTTTTATGTAGGCGATGTAGAAGTTTTAAAAGACGTGAGGATAACCAACCAGGATTTTAGGGTCTATACGTGCCTGGTAAGCTATATGAACAAGGAGACGGGTATTTGTTATCCGAGACATGCAACAATCTCGAAGGCTATTGGGATGAGCCGTACGGCGATCTATCGTTGTGTTCTTCACCTTGCCAAACTAGGTTACGTAACTGTTAAGCGTAGATCCTCGACTAATGAATATTATTTACCCCAACAACTAAAGCTGCAAGAAGTAAGGAAAAACAGAATACGTTCCAAATATGAAACGCAAGATGTTCCTAATTCGACTGATATTAATAAGACTATAAGTATAACTAATAGGTATAAGAGATTTAATAATAACTATCAAAGAGCAAGATACTCTCCCCCCACCGCTAAACATAGTGGAACATCAATAGAGTATAAAGGCGAGCAATATAAATATGTAGCTGAGTATGGAGATAGCATTGAATACAGAAATAAAAAAGGCGATGTAATTGCCAAACATAAATATAAGAAAGACGAACCTATAAAAAAGCATGATGCCACTTTAAAGGTGGCTGTTTGAAGTTACTCTGTACTAAGTTAATGGATATCTTAAATACAGCTGGTTTGGCAGAAAGGTTTATGCCTAATGTTAAATTACCAAAAGCAGCGTCTATGTTTGATATCCTAAAATTTACTTACAATAGAGACGATCATGGCTTCTATGAAAATAAAGATAAATTAAAACTTCGAGCCAACAACAAACAAATTGCTTGCTGGGAACTAACTATTATTGATTTACTACCCCTCGTTGATTTAGAAGAAAGACAAATATTATGGGAAAGATCAAAGCGTTATTCCTGGGTTGCACTCGGTAAAATGTTTGGCTGCCATCGAGTGACTATAAAAAAGAAATATCTCAACGCATTATTTAATCTTGAAAGTAAGCTTACTAAATCAGTTATAGACAAGATTGATCTAATTTAGTAATTGAAAAGGTACAGTTGGATATTAATTTATCCGTAAATTATGGCTGGTCATCCACTTAAAAAAATACAATGCGAAAGTATCGCTAGAACCTCTGGTGTACAATGCAGAGCAAAAGGTTATTTAAAAAAGTCGGGTCATTATCGGTGTCGCTTCCATGGTGGAGCATCAACGGGAGCCATAACTTTAGAAGGCAAACTAATTGCTTTCAAAAATTTAGTTCAATTTAAAAATTATACAAGAGAACAGCTATTACAATGGATACAAAACAAACAGACGAAATCATCAAGCGTTTAGAGCTTGGTGAGCCTTTATCAAAGATCACAAGAGATAAGAAGTTACCCGATGCTTCAACTGTTTATAAACATTCAAGAGATAATAAAGAGCTGCACGATAAGATCATGCAAGCAAGACAAACTGGTGTCTGGACTTTATTGGATAAGATTGCGGAAGATATGGAAATACCAAAGACACCACAAGAGACACATTTTTTAAGAGAGAAATATAGTCATATAAGATGGCTTGCGTCTAAACTTGCTGCTAAGACGTTTGGCGACAAGCTACAACAAGACATTAAACAAGACACAACAATTACTGTATCATGGGGAAATCCGAATGAAATGGTTGATGCTAAAAAAATTGTGGATGAAATACAAACGACAGCTGTTCCGAGCTTACCTAATAGTTAAATAACCAATCTGGTAATATATCTTGACACATTGGCAATGCTATGTTATTCGTTAATATAATGAAAAACAAAGGAGCAAACATGAAGTTAAAAAATAAAGTTAATCAAAACGATGTTTATGCAGATACTTTCAATCAGTATGAAGTTCGAACTGATGGCACTATCCGTAACGTTGGCTTTGTTGACATTACTAAAAATACAGTAATGGCAGATAACATTGGCCAAGCTAGAGCGATTGCTAGATTTGAAGGTTTACCAAAAATAAAGGAGGCTGCGTAATGCCAAAACAAAAAATGTTTTTAGCTGCTCAATAC